CACAATTACTATTACACCATTGCCAGTATTCCGTCTTTCCGGTCAGACCTTGATATCCGTTGAGAGGTCGGACACACGTAAACCATTCACTTTTCTTTCCGCATGCATCTTCATAAGCCCACATAGCACTACCGATCTCGCCCATACCGGGCAGAATGTCTTCCCAATGCTGTTTAAACTGTTGGCGTGTGAGTACTGTCATGACCACTTTAATGCAAACAGTAATTGGGTATCTTCATCCACGTGATCATTTACTTCGATCATATAAACAGGTGGATCAACTCTACCATCTGTGACACTACCCTGTGTCCAAAGATTCCATCCTTCGCTCTGAATACTGGAACCCTGAACACCAGTTTCCGGACCTACATTTTTTATCAGCCATTGTACACAATCTCTAGCACGGTCTACATCTGTGGTACTAATTTTCTGAGTCATCAAGCACTATCCATCCAAGTTCAAGTAAATCTGCCCGAATCTCATCCGTGACCTCACCTTCTGTCACATAGGTTTTGCCATCAGCTTCTACTTCTGGTACTGTGCCAGATAGCCCGTAGCCATCTTCGCTACTGCCAATACCGCTACAGTACCAGTCGATGTAGTCACCTGATTCGCGCATGTCAGCAACAATGCCGCCGGCACGCCTCCAACTGCACGACCACTTTCGATCAGTTAAAATAGGCCATGTGTCGTTGCGTTGGAACTCTCTGTTGCACATGGCAGCATATAGATTTTGTGCGTAGTTTTTGCTGCCGCGAACTCGGTTCAGTATGTGTTCACTGGTACGCAGATCGTATTCCATGTCGTTCTCGTGCGTCTGTTGACACCACTTGACATCCCGCTGTTTATCTTGTTCCCACATGTCAAGATAGTCCGAATTGGGCTCTTCACCATTTATGTCACAACGCCTTAGGTAATTTTCCTTTTGGAAAGTATTACGTTCAGGGCTGCTGCTGGGTTTAGTTAAGCGATCTTTTGTCATCACTGCGCTCCAACGCGGAAATAATTTGCTGCCGTGTATCTTCATCTAAGTCTTCAATGTCCTCGTCAGTTAGCTCTACGCTGTTTTCAAACAGCAGGCCCGACTCGGCAAATTCCTGGATTTGTTTTACAAACTCATCCAGTTCCGCTTGAGTACCTTCGAAGTTGTTGAAACAACCAGGATCAAAAATTACTTTAAGTGATTTCTTTTCGGACATGCAATACTCCATATTATTTACATAATTATAACAAAATAATATTTTACAGTCAACCGTACTATAAATATTCAATGATGATGCATTATGATGATATTTTTACTCAAGTCTGGAAAAAATTGGGATACGATGTAGTATACCAACCTACTTGTTTACAATCTCCTTACGAATTCATAAGGTGGCCTATTAGATTTCCGGATGTAGTTTGGACCGACCGGACTATAGTAATAATGCATTGCCAAGATTTTGTTACAGTAAGCCAAGACGGATATAGCCCTGAACTGGAAGAAATTACTCAGCATTTTGGTGAACATGCCGATCGAGTAGTTATTATACATTGGAATGTCGGATTGGACCGAGTTTATTCCGGTCCATGCCATCTAGTGTATTTCCCTACGCACAGCTTTGACATTATTCAAACTCTCCACCGTCCTCCGTACAATAACTGGCAAGATTTATTTGATACAGAAAGAACTAGAAATTGGCAATGCCTTAATGGCGCCGCACGCCCTCATCGTGTATGTATACATGATTATTTAAAAAAATATATATCAAATGGTATTACTAGTTTAAGCGGAATTGACCCATTGCTGCGTGATGCTTACCACGATACTTATGTTTGGAAACCAATGGAATATGATTTAAACGAAAGCAATTTTATTCGTTTAAATTGGCTATATTCAACAACAAAAATTAATATTGTTACAGAAACTATCTATACTCCCTGCCCTGGTATCATCTCAGAAAAAACTTTATTTGCATTATTAGCCGGCCAGATACCTATTGTAATAGGATATCCTGGTATCGTTGAGGATTGTAAAAAAATAGGATTTGACATGTTCGAAGATATTGTTGATACTTCGTATGATCAACTTGAAGATTTAACCAGATGGACTCAGGCAATAGAACTTAATAAAAAATTATTAGAAGATACACCAGATCTTGGATACCTTAAAGAAAGATTAGATCAACAAAGAGATTATATTTTTAATAAATGGCCAAACAAATTAACTGAGGATTTTACTAATCGTGCGCTCGAGATTCATAGTTATCTAACCAAGACTTGATGCTGCCAAATATCTGTGCCATCATAGCTTCTTTGCTTGAGTAGAAAATAACTTTTTTGTTTTTATAATCAATGAAGTATGGATACTTGAGTTTGCGATCCAGGTCTAACAGCAGTCTCTTGTTCATTGTTATTTTGATATCTTCCATTTCCACAGACCAAGATTCAAGTTCGGCTGCTTGGAATGCACGATAGCCGTGTATTGTTAATCGTAACCCACCAGTTGCACGAATATTACTCCACCAGGAAATCAAAGCTTCATCAAAATCTCCAGGGCCAGTCTGCTCTAATGTGTCTAATACTTTTTGAGTAATTGATTTTTTATTTGGTAACATTGGGAAATATTGTTTTCCCTTGAGTCAGTAATACTACAGTGAACTTGTCAGACCGAAATTGTGAATTAAGTTTCTTAGCCAAATTAATAGCATGGCCTTGATTGCTAAAACTGACTTTTTTATATTTTGGCCCAGGGTACTGTACCAACATGTTAGAAGTTTTAAGATTAATTGGCTTACCGTCGAAGAACACCGCCCAGATACCGTCGGCAGCTAACACCTGCTCTGTTTTGTAGGTATGCTTATTAGTTAGTTCTACTAGTACTTCTGGTTTAGGTCTTGACATGCATTAAACTCCTACATTTATTTATATAATAAACGTAGTAGACTTAAAACTTACCACCGTCAATTACTATCGATTCCGGTGCGGCTGCTAAACTTACAACATCTTGTTCATGTAAATTATGAAGAGCTAGCAGTAACTTAGTGATATCTGCATGTAAATCCTTAGCATCGCTCATACTCATAGTAAAATCTCGTTGCTGTCTAGCATCGGCTGCTTTAATACGGTCTATAAATCTATTGATATGTAACATTAGTCATTCCCGCATAAATTTCGAGATACTGCTATGGATCGAAATTCCATATGAGGAGCAATATCGTTATCAAAAATTTGTGCCATTTGCCTCCACAAAGCTTCTCTCTCATGCTGATACATGCCAGATGATATAGTATCAATAAAATCTGTCATGCCAGGTCGATTTTTATACGGAGGATCTTTAATAATTCCGTAGTCATGACGATAAGTCATGCACATATTGTATATAATGCTGTCTCTGGTGGCCATTCTGATTCCTACTCGTCTCGATCCATTTCAGTAGCTTCTTGTACTAATAGAACTAATTGTTCTAGATTGGTACACATGATTTTAGCATTTTTATATTCATTATCACTGTCTCGTCCACCAATCTCGAACATAAATCCATTGTCATACATGTATACATTGAAATTTTCGTTTACCTTGGATAGCTTATCGCTAATTTTACTCACTGCAGATTTTGCTCGTGCCATTTTATTCTCCTTTAATATATGGTTTTAAATTTGGTGCGACCCAACCAATTGGTTTGAGTACTTTGCCATCCTCACGCTTGCGAACACGCCCTGTTAAAGAATCAATCTTGGCAAAGTTTGTGCTCATGACTTCTTTCCAAGCCGATTCACCATCTGCACCTATTGAATGAATAGCACCAATAGTAACTACTAGGATATCAATTAGTGCGTCTAATTGTTCTACGCGGTCCTTATCTCCAATTGCAACCATGAGTTCTTGTGTCTCTTCATTGATTAAATTAGTATATAGAGCATATTGTTCTGTATTGGGAGTACCTACAGTTTGGTCGCAGGCTCGCATAAACTTCTCTTGATCACGAAATAAATTAGACATTTGCTTGCTCCTCGGAATAAAATGGACCTCGGTATTGATACCGTTGTAATGTAATTAGCTTTGGACAAAATTCAACAGTCCAATTTCTACCTTGCTTGACCTGATACCACCCAGCTGCGTACCAAGATTTACTGCGATTTTCTTTTGTCCATAAAGGTACTTGATGTTTAACATCAAAAATAGAATTATATGGTTTTCCGCTGGTAGGAAATCCGTGTGCTAAATTTGTAGATAGTATCGGTTGCTTCTTTGCAATTGGTTCAAAATTAATAGATACTTTTTGTTTAATTGTATTGATACTTTTAAAACTTTGTACTTGACTATTAATCTTGACATCGAACCCATGTGGACTGGCTTCTATATTTCCAACTTTTACTTCATTTTCTTTTAAAATCCAAAACTGATTAGGGATTACTGGTTTCGCTATGATCATCTAAAACTCCTTGATATGTTTGATTCAGCCAGCGAGCATACTGTTCGGCTGATTCGCTGGCTTTGACCAGGTCGTGCTTGCCACAAAATTTCATAAATCTAATACCCACTTGTCCAACATCTTTATGACTAATTTGTTCATGTATAGCTTGGTCTACTTGTTGCTTAATTTCAACTGGTTGTGCATTTAAATCAATTAATCTACGGTTACGCTCATAATCATCTAATACACGATGTTCCTCGCCGTTGTGATCAGTCCATCGTTGTAACATAAGATTATTCCAGGCAAATCCTTGCTTGCTACGATCCTCAAATGCTTCTGTTAATCCTACTTTATTTTTTGTTCCTTTAACACGCACACCTGGGTATGCACTGAACACATTGTCAGAACTATCGCCGCGCATGCATTTTTCAAATAATAACCATTCTGGATTTGGGATTGTTTTTGGTTCTTTAGTTTTTTTGTCTAGTACCGGCCTGCCCTTAGCATCAAAGATTCCTTTAATTGTAAGAAGCTCGTCGGTAATTCCATTGTATTGATCAACATTTTCGGAAAGTAACTGAACAAAGTCAGTGTCGCTTGATATAATTGTATGATGGTCTTGGGGGTGTAAAGCAATCCAACGAGCAATGATATCGTCGGCTTCGGCATTAGATTGTCTAATTACTGAACAGTTAGTACTCTCAGCCAAGTATTTATTAAAGTTATCAAATGACTCCCAGAATAGTTTATCTTCTTCCTGTTCAACGACCGTTTGAGCTGCTCTTGCATCACTACGATTACGCTTATATGGTGCATAGTGATCTTTGCGCCAGCTTCTTCCTTCTAGAGCAAACACTACATGATCTGCCCCAAACCTCTGTACTACTTTATTTGCTGCACTCAGGCTAATATGCAAAGCCATCGCTACTTTTTCTTCTGATGACCCAGCTCTGAACGCTACATGTCTTGCACGGAAGAATAAGTTAGCCAAATCCATTAAGATATATTTCATTGCAGCCTATACAAGTTGATGTTTAATAATGTATTGTAGCATAAAATTGGCCCAGGCGCTATGAGCTTCTTTGCCGAAATGCCAGGAATTCTTGGAAACTGTTTCAAAACCGTTGTTTCTTAGCCACCCGTGGTAAGTTCCAGCAGCATCATATGGTTTGATATAGCTGGTACCCCAATCCTTTTTAGACTCCGTACCTTGAAAACTATGGTTACCGTTAAAGAAGATATGTTTAACACCCATCAAATTAAGAGACTGATGGAAATTCCAAATATCTTCATGGGCATCAACCACTGTTTTCCCCCAATCAATATTGGCAATGTACTCCTTGTACCGTTGTTGATGACTTTCCGGAACCATGTCAATACCGCTGCCATTGACTTGGTAGTATGTTCCGTCGATTAGCCACTCTTGCCGTTCCCAGGTAGACCATTGTATAATTATAAGACTATTACGATATGCTGTTGAATTTTCTAGCAACCATTGCCGTGTAGTACGCATAATTCGAGTATTACTGGCAGCAGATTCAGCATCGCAAACAAATGCGGTTTTAAGAGCATCGCTTAGTTTTTTACCCCAACTTGCAGCAAGATTATCAGGATGTGGCAGACGGCCTCGGTAATTATATCGAGGATCATCTTCAGCAAAAGCATGTGCATTTACTGCTTCGGCCGCTGCGGTGTGGCTATCGCCGTTGACATATAGAATCACGAAATCTCCGTGCGTCCATTTCCCAAATCACGGCTGCGTGTGAATCTTTGAGAATTGGGATCTGGATTCATTGCTTGTTCTTGTTCCCATGTCTCCATAACAACATGACGACAAACATTTTGAAACCACTGATCCACTATATCTTCGTGTGTCTTGCCCACATACCCGGCACGAATAAGATTAGCAACAAACTTGTCGTTCCAGTCTAGATCAAAAGATCCTGCATGAATATTTTCAGGATTCACATCCATGCTAAGAATAGTGACATAAGGCTCGCCTGCTTCTGTTGCTAATTCTTTTTCTGACTTAACTGGGGGTTCTGCTTTTTTAGCACGTTCTTTTTTGAGCTGTTTAACAGCTTCGGCTGGAACCGGCGTTAGCGGTTCTGCTTTCTTAAATATCTTTTTTAATTTATCAAACATATTAATTTTCCTTTAACCGTCTTATCAGATATTCATTTTTAGACATCCACAGATTGGGCGTATTTATAATATACAGTGATCTACCACAGTAGGCCCATGTCAACCAAATTAATTCATTTGATATGTAGCATCTATGAGGCCGCCAAGCAAATTTCAATTTCCACGGCCTACACCAAGCTTCGTCTCGAATTGTCATAAGAGTATCCAAGGGCATTAGGCCAAGCTCGCATATAGATGTTGTTGTAGATTCAGTCTGAGTCCATTCTCCACACAATACTGTCCTGTGTATTCGTGGTTGCGTTGATTGGCCGCCAAATCTAGCAAACCAGGTTCCCAAAAAGATATAACTTCATCTACAGTACTACGTTCTTCCATGGTAATCTGTCCCTTCTCTGCACGTAACAGTTTGATACGTTGTGGGAAACTGTTGTAGATGTTCATTGGGCTACAGTAGATCTGTTTGCCTGTACGATCACGCCAGGCCAGGGCCCAATCAGGGACGCTACTGTATGGACTAGCAGAATCTGCTGACATAACAAACTTCAGGCAGTCTGCACGATCTAAAATAGTTTTGCTAGGTGCGTAGTACTTGATGGCAACGCCATTCTTCTCTACACACTTTGGACTACATACCAGTGTGACACCTTCTGGTACCGCAGTATCAGGAATGCCATTACTTTCAACTTGTACTTCCTTAAAGTTGTGTAACTGTTGTGCCATGAACCAGCTAATGTTTTCCTGAATCAAGGGCTCACCACCAGTCATAACCAACACAATGTTGGGAAACTTTTTGCCTGGTAAGCCGGGCGTATGTGCCCAAGCAGGAACATCCTTACCTTTGTTAGTCCAGAATTCTTGGATAGTTTGTTCCATCTTAGTTTCGATTTGGTCGTAAGTCATCCAGTCACCGTCGTCAAAGAATGTATCACAGAAACTGCAATCCAGATTACACTTGGCCAGCCGAATGAACAGGGCAGGCATACCTGCATATGGGCCTTCGCCTTGTAGAGTAAAGAACATACTGGTAACAAACAGGCTATCAGCAGGAGCATCCTTAAAATACTTCTTGCCTACGATTTCATTAGTTCCGAACAATTGTTTTCTCCATTGTATAGTTGATTATAGCAGGGTATTTAGACCGAGTCAACATTACCGCCACCATTCTTCCCAGTGAAACACAATCCAACAGTCCTCTTCGGCCTTGTTGATTTCTTCTGCCGAGTAATTGATACCCCCAAATTCGCTGGCCTGGTTGTCTACAAGCACAGCAAAACGAGTGGTGTCAGCCCAAACAGTATGCCATCGGTCCTCTTCACCTGGCAAGCAGCCGCCTTCCCAGTCACGCTTGATCCAGTTTAGGGTAGCACCGGTATCATTGATATCGTCAACGATGAGAATTTTCTTAGGATCGGTTAAATACCCGTAGGCATCTTCGGCCATCCATAAGTTGCTTTCGCAATCTTTTTCGTTGTCACGTAGACTAACATGTAGAGCATGCATGGGCACACCCAAGTATTGGCTGATCATGTTAGCAGGAACCAGCCCACCTCGTGTCAGGCCAACGATGTAATCGGGCTTCCAGTTATCCCGTTGCATTTGTCTAAGGATTTCTAATACTTGACCTTCTGTTTGTTCTGCTGTGTAATATACTTTTTTCATAATACAACCTCGGCTATTGTTTTGTTGCTCCAAAGACACAACCTTCTTTCGATGTTAGGTAATATACCATCGTTGAGTGTATCTATAGGAGTAGGAAGATTAAAAGGTTCTGCTAATAAATCAATCGGACGGAAGTCTCCAGTGATGATATTGTGATTATCTGAGTATTGCGGTAGGTAGCTTGTGGTCAAAATGTATTTTATACCACTGCGTACAAAATTTCTAAGTGCCTCAACAACATCATCATGTGCAAGATGAAACAAACAATCCCTAGTAAACAATAAGTCTGCTTTTGGTAATTCGTCTTTGACTAGATTGATGCAACGAAAGTCCACATCAGGATAGCCTAGACGATTTTTATCAATCATAAACTCTACAATGTCGCCGCCGATGTAAACAAAGTTTGCAGGAAAATTTACCAATTGCATCCAAGAATAGTCACCACACGGCAAATCCAGCATACTGGTAATGTTGTGTTGTTTTAGAAATACTGGCAGAGATTCTCGTATTAACTCTGTGAATTCTAATGTACTACCGGACCCACAAGTAGAGTCTTGCCAATAGCGATTCTTTATTATTTTTTCAAATATTTCTTTCATGTTGCCTTTAGTGATTAGCTAACTGTTTCATAAATTCTAACTTTCTATCTGCTCCACGACTTCCGTGAACATGAATTATAGAAGCCTGATTAATAGAAATCCCGTTCCATAAATCCTGATACCATAATGGAAAACGCTCTGGCAGTCCTTGTGCTTGATATGCCCACTGTGGTCTTAGTGCGTCTTGTAAGGTGATCCCTTGATCCCACAACATAGAATTAAGTATAATCTGTTCTGTGTCATAAGTCGATGTGTCCCAATCCTTGGCCATTTCTAAACCAATGTCCCAAGTACGTTGACTCATAGTAGCAGGAAAATAACGAACACCGGCATTAAAAAAGTGATCAAACTGACGATTATATTTGTTAGGAGTAGAAAAACTTTTAGGATCGGTATGATTAAACATCATAAACTGATCTGATATTTGCCATGGATCAATATCTTGCATAGCTACAGTATCAGGATCGGTGTACAAGATATTAGTATTACCTTGTCGCCAAAGTTCATAAATGTCATGGAAAGTTTTTATAAAAGCATCATTGATCTGTTCAACTGTGCCAGATATAAACTTAAATTCCCACTCGCCTTTAAGATGACGCTTGAAACTGTGCATACTAATTTGATGCATTTCTACATAGTGACTATGAAGATCCGGTTCGTTACTGCGATCTCGAAAGAACCAATTGCTATCACGAACTTCAAATAAACTTTTAACTAGTATGTTTTTCATGACTTTGGTACCATATACAACCAAACCATTGTGCTTGGTCTACCTTCGTTTATTAAAGCCCATTTGTCGCAATCGCTAAGAGTAGCACACCAAGCAAACTGAAATGGATCTTTTCTTTGTTGGGCTGCATACTGTAATAAATGAGTATGCTGAAACCGTTCAATTAGCGTATTAGTAATGCCAGGAGTAATACAATCATGACATTCTACCAATATAGAACAATGAGCCAATGCAGGCACTTGCGCTAAATCTAGTAGTTCCAATTCTGCACCCTCGCAATCCAATACTACTAAAGGATTTGTTAAAGACAAAAATGTTTCTTGCATCCAGACACAGTCAACTAACTTTGTTACTGTTTTTATATTAGTAAGATTGTTAGCAACAGCAGTATCTGATACAATTTTAGCAGATCCTGGCTCAATGTCTACGGCTGTAACTGTGACGCCAGGCAGTCTACTAGCAAGACCTATGCTGTAGTATCCTTCGGCGCATCCGACATTGATTACAGCATCTGGCGAATTGGCAATAGCAGTCTCAATGAATCCGTGCAATTCGTCTTCGTATACTCCCATGAGTTTAGCAGCAGTATCGCCATCGCCCCACATATAATTAGGAATTAGTACAACACCTTTAAACGGACCTGTTTGTACACGGGCATTGCATTGATCAAACACATACGGTAACAATTCTTGTCGCCTTGCATTTGACACATCTTGCAATAGTCTTTGTAAATTTTTCATTTGCCCTTAGATACTATGTGATTACTCAAATGCTTATTCACATCACTTGCTAACATTTTATCCCATATACCAACTTTATTTTGACAAACCGATTTCCAATAATCCATGCTGTACCCTTTCTCTATTAGATACTTGGCTATTTTATTAGCCTCTTCGACTCGAATTTTTCTTCTAGCAAGATAATTAAAATCTCGAGGATCGCTTGCATTACCTTCAAAAATAATTCTTTTGT